GTATTTGTCCAACCCATGCGACCGTGATAAACGCCTAGATCGGTTGCACCGCGAAACAATTTTAGTGCAACACAATTAGCCAAGTTGGTGTCGTCTTTTCCGATTTGTTGTGCAACTTGTACCAATATTTTGCTAGTAGTTGAACTTGGCGTAATTGCCAAAGATAAACCCGTGTCCGCGAAAGTCATAACCGATGACGCGGCTTGTACGGCATACTCCGCGCTGACAACTTGTAGCACACGAAACGCGCCTCGCAAGTTATTTAACTGGGATGCCTCAAGCACTTGACCCGCTGTGAACGCGGCTGGAAGTGTGGTCGGTGTTGCCATAATGCTCCTTATCCTAAGACATTTTCTGTGTCGATTGTGCCATATACCAGATCATCCAAAATCAGCTCATACACCAGCGTCGTTGGGCTAGTGAACAGGGTTATGCGATGGCCTGTTGATAGGTCGATCTCATGCTGGATGCCCTCAATCGCTAGTTCTTGCGCCAGTGATGTGATCGTGACTCCGCTGGTAAATGACTTTTCTATGGTTATCGTGTTGCCGATCTCGAGGACTGCCACCGTGTCGCGCTGGGCATCGGTAAGGGATGCGAACAGGGTGGACACATTGGTGTAGCGCGCCTCTGGCTGGCCTACGAGCAGGTAGTTGGCTAGGTCAAGGGCTGCTGTGTTGTTGTGGACGAGCGCGTCCGAGATGGCTGTGGTCTGAATAAAGTAGGTGGCCTGCGATGCCAAGTCCTCGGCGATCTCTGGGCTTGTAGCGCCAGCGTGTTGCACTGCCGCCCTGTTTATTACTTGGTTGGCCTCAAAGCTGATGCCCACATTGTCGTAAGGGATGGCTGTGCTGTCATCGTGGAAGTCTGCTACCGACGCAGACAAGGTAGTCCCGACTCGATCTTGGAATGTAAACACTCCATCGCGCGCACAGAATATGCGGCCTTGCACTGACTCGTTGATCTTCGCCATGTAAGCAGCGACCGATGTGCCATAGGGAACGGTATATGCGGACGCGCCGCCCAGCAAGATAGTTGATGTTTCTATGTTCCGTTGTCCTGGCAACTGAAACGCGTTTACTTCTGGCAGGTCTAACACTGCTTCTACGCGCACATTGGCTAGTTCTTCGCTGACATTAAACTCGTCCATGTAGGTCTGACTGAGCAGATAGAAGTCATCAGCGCAGGCCACGGTAACGGTGTCAAGACCGCCCAAATTAAAGTTATACGAATAGTCAACGATGTATCCGTTAAACAGTTCCTCGCCTTCACGACTGAGCACGACTTTACGCATAGGTGCTAGACCCGGCACAGCCTCGTCGGTGTTAAAATAGGGAGATAAAGTATCGAACGGATTGAAAATGCCGCCTGTAAATGTGTCGTTTAGATCAAAGCTCATCGTGCCAGCAGTGAACTGGTCTCCGATGTCTCTGCGTCCACGAAACACGCTGATGCCTGTAGCGCCGTCAATCACGGATGCAAACTCTGTAGAGCCGTCTAGCACATAATCAGGCGAGTTAAGTACGCCCTTTAGTGTGTCGTCAAGCGTAAAAGCGTCTACGAGAAAGCCTGTAGCGATCTGTAAGTCGTAAGACCCTGATTGGACGATCGTGGCAGCCATCAGGCGACCTGTATTTGTGCTGGGCCGTCCACTCGGTTCATGGCTTTAATGCTGTTCACTACAGCGCGCCCGATGTCTGCTGATGTGGCTAGACCGCCGTTGACATTGACTGTGATCGGTGTGCCGCGCTCAACCATGAACTGATCAAAGAGGCTAGAGAAGTCGCCAGCGTTTCCTGTGATGCCGTAGTTGCCGCCCATGTTGCCTGCATAGTTCTTGCTTAGGTCTAAGACGCTTGAGGCTTTACCACCGCCACCGCCACTGCCTGATGGAGCGACTAGGGCTGACTCGATCATTGCCATCGGGCTTGAGCCAATAGAGCCTGTGCCGCCTTCACGCGCTGCGCCACCTCGCCCGCTTGCGCCACTAGATATTGCGTCCAGTGTTGGCAGTGCCGTGTACTCAAGCATTGGGACTAGCGGTATCAAGTCGATGCTTACACCCGGTATTACATTGAGCGCGTTAATCAGTTGGTTTAGTCCGATGATCGCGGCGTTAATAATTTGGTTTATGCCGTTGGCAACTACCTTGACCGAGTTGTACACGCCGACAGCAAACTGCTTAAACGGCAGCATGAACTCTGCTATTGCTCGAGGGCCTTCGCGGTACAGCTCGTACAACGCGGCAAGAGTAATCATGACTACGCCTAAGCCTTTAGCCAGCACACCAGCCGATAGCGAGACCGTGGTAAATGAGCCTGCCAGCACAGCGTTGGCTGCCGTAATGACGATCTGTAAAGCGTTGTAAGCCTTCATAGCAATGTTTGCAGTCACTATGGCTGCGGTCATGGCTGCGATAGCGCCGATCACAATGAGCAGTGCCTTGGTGTTGTCCTGCAAGAATGTCGTAAAGTCCAGCACATAAGGCAGCAATTTTTCCATGACGGGAATAAACGCCGCTCCGATACTCTCCTTTAATTCATCCATCTGAATGCCGAAGTTCTTTAGACCGCCTTCCGCACTATTGGCAAAGGTCTCAGCAGCGCCGCCCACAGAATTGTTAAGTGCCTGCATGATCTCGTCAGCGCTTGAGGACGAGTCAATCACGCCCTTTAGTGATGGGTCTAATTTGATCAGCGCAGTTGTCTGGCCTGCAAGAGCTTTAGATACCGCCACGCTGGCAGTCTCCATGTCAATGTTCTTGGCTGTCGCCAGATCGGCAGTGACCGACATTGCTTTCTGAGACAACTCAAGCGAGCCTGTAGCGCGCACAAGGTTTGCCAAGGCTGGGCGCAGTTGATCGTCAGCCATCGCGGTCTGCTTACTAAACGCGCTAATGGACTGCTCGACCGCTTTGATCTGTGCATCTGTGGCTTGTGTCGTTACGCGTAACTGGCGAGCCAACTCAAGCTGTGCAGCTTCATCTTCCATCGCTGCTTTAGTGGCTAGACCGATGCCAGCCGTCAATGCACCAAGCGCGGCAGTCGCAGGCAGAAACGCTTTTTTAAGTGCGAAGCCTGTCTTTGCGCCTACGCCGTCAAGCTGCTGGAACTGTTTAATGGCTTTGTCAACGCCGCCGCCTTGAAACTCGCTGATGATGGGGATAGACAGTGCCATTAGTTCAGGTCTTTCTGTATTTGGTTAATGGTCTTAAGCACCATCTTTTCCATTTCGGCTTCAATACCGCGCCGCGCTTTATAGACCGCTGGGCCAATTAGTCGAGTCCTACCCGGCATCGCCATCGCAAAGCCACGCTCAGCACTGACCGAGTCAAGTGATGTCCCTAAACGGTTTGTGTCTTTACGGCCTGCACCCTCAAACACTGCTGTCGCTGGGTTCTTTTGCTCAATTAAAATCACGCCTACAGCGTTGCGTCGAGTATCAAAGCGCATCTTTACGCCTGACTGTGCGCCCGAGATCGTAAACGGGAATATCTTGCGGCCTCGATCAGACCACTTGCGCGCCATGCCTGACAATGGAAACTGGCCGTATGCAAGTTTTGCAGCCTGAATGGCTGGCTGTGCGATCGCTGTTGCGTCAGCCTTAAAGTCTTTTTGCAGCTGCGGGTCGATCTTGCGCAGGGCGTTGATCGTTTCCTTGAGACCGACTACTTCGACGCTGTGAGAGACAGGCATGGTTACTTCTTGCGGTGCATCTGCTCAAGCACATAGGTGACGGTGTTCAGGTCTCGCATAGTGAACTCGATCTCCTTTGGCCAGAAGCCTGTTAACGCTAGGACTTCGCAGAGGCTTCGCCGCCAAGTCCCTCGATGAAAGGGGTCTCGTCTGCGATCTCGTTGATAGGTGTAATGGTCATGTCAGGGTTTTCGGCAACCCACTCGCGCCAGTTGGCTGGCACTTTGTCTCCAGCAAGTTTGCAAAGCGTGTACGCCCAGCAGCACATGTCGCTGAAGCCGATGCCTTTGCCGTCTGCTGATCGACGGTTCTCTGTTCGTTCCCAGTCAACAATGGCGAGCATGTTGGTGGTCATTTCGCGCGCTGGCTTACCGTCGCCAAGGTCGA